GCAGTCTCAAACTCTGCTGTAACTATCGAATAAATGTCGTTTGCCATTTTATTTTATTATAAGAAATTACTTTGAAATATCCAAATAATTACTTGGCCCATTTGCCGTTTTGAACTAGTTGTGCAATGATGCCATATACTGAAAGATCAGCATAAGTATCTTGAGTTGATTCGCCTACTTCATCTGGCTGACCGAGTACTACTAGTTGTTTTAGTCGTTGAATTTTATCATTCATTCTGAACCATAAACCTGTCAGTGATAGTTTGATATCATCATCAGTCTGCAATGCAGTACCTACTGAAATATTACCTGGCCCATAATTCCTTTGTTTTTTACAAAAGGTTTCATATTGTTCCCACATAATCCTTTTGTATTCTTCCATCATTTCTGGATATGTTTCTTCACAATATTGAATTGCACTTTGATTGGATTTGCTCATTTCACTCCTTTTACTAGTTTTTTAATTTCGTTTGGTTGATAACCGTAACGTTGTAGCAGGAAAGAGCAACTATCCTTTGACATAAGATCAACATAATCCGTAGCCTCAGCAAGGCTAACCTGATAATGTTCGGCTACTTGTGAAACTAACTCTTTTTCATACTTATCTTCCTTCTTGCCTTTTATGTATTTAGCGAAGGTCTTGTTTGATGGGAGGAGACCATGATACAAGCGATAAGTATCTTTGGGAGAAAGTAAACCTATTGTGTAACGCTGTAACTCATTGATAACTTCAGTTAGTTCCATACGCATTGATAAGAATCGATTAACGATAAATGGTGAGAACTGTTTTTGATCATGATCTGACCATTCTGACCATTCTTTCTTTTGATGCGTAATTCCATTGATAAAGTCAAAGATAGTTGCTGCTTTCTTTTCTGCCATGTTTAATATTTTTTACCGTGCTTATACGGTCTTGTTCTATTATACTCTAATTTCAATTCAATATGTCGTTCTAAATCAATACCAAAACCTTCACACATATCAAAAATACGAATTACTGTATCAGCAATTTCATCTTCAAATGTGTCTTTAATACATTGTTCAAAATCTGCTTGATAATCTGCTGCTTCAGTTCTGTCAATTGCTTTTGCATCAAACAGTTCAACTAAGGCTTTTCTAGAACCTCGATGTGCTTCTAATGCTTCGCCTAACTCTGATACGATTAGCATCAAAACTTCGCCTACATTTTTTCTATCTTCCCAAAAGCCTTTTTCTACATTGACTTTATGGATTTCTTGTTGTATTTCTTTTATGTTCATATTTTTATTTTATAAAACCCAACACTTACTGATTAATTATTTTTTGTTATTTAATTTATTTTCGAATTTATCAAATCTTGAGTCTAATACACTATATAACTCATCAACACGTTGATGTAATGTATTATTCGTATTTTCAAATTCTCGATAAACATCATCGAATTGTTTTTCTTGGTCGTTTAACTTTTGTTCGCTATTAGCGATTCGTTTATTCATCCTAAACATAGACACAACCATTGCAATTGCAATAACTGAACCTACACCTAACAAAAATGCGATTATTTCCATAATATTTCTCCTTATTTAAGCGTAAGTGTTGGGTTTATTTATTATAATTCATTCATTAATTTAACAAACATTGCCATTGTGTTGATTTCTTTATCAACTGCATGTGCATCCTGATACTGAGCTTCTGCTAATATTAAAATAACACCAGCAACATGACCTGTACCATAATCATCTATTGTGTCATATAAGAATGTGAATAGAGGCTGAAAGTCTTTTACTTTGCTGTCAGCTATAATTTGACGTATTTGAGTAAATGCTTTCTTCTTATCTTTCAAATTCTTTAACACTTCAAGTATTTCAGTCATGTAATTAGCTTGAACTGTGCTTTGCTTGTCAATACGCAATTCGCCGTTGACTACTTGAGCTTGAGCTGCATTGATTGCTCTTCTAACATCTGGGTATGATGCATTGATAATTATTGCTACATCTTTAACATCATATTTTACACCCTTATCGTCAAGAACCGTTACCAATCTCTGTGCTACATCACGCTTATTTGGAGGTGTGATTCCAAATACTTGACATCTTGATTGAATTGGGTCAATAATCTTTTCAACATAGTTACATGTAAGAATAAATCTTGTTGTCTTGCTATATGTTTCCATTAGATTACGCAATGCTGCTTGACCATTCGGTGTTAAGAAATCAGCCTCATCAAGAATCACAATCTTCCAACGCTTGAATCCTACTGTTGATGCATATCTTTTGATTTTATCTCTAACCGTATCAACAGAGTTTTCATCCGATGCATTGATGTACATAATATCTGCATCAACACCGTTTGCAATAATCTTTGCAAGTGTCGTTTTACCCGTACCAGCTGGTCCATAAAAGAGAAGATGTGGCACATCTCCATTTTCGATGAAGATGCGCACTTTCTCTATGATATGTTCATTACCAATGTATCCATCTAATGTTGAAGGTCTGAATGACTCTACCCAAAGTGTATTTTCTACTTGTCCTATCATATCCAATTAGTTTTGTAATTGTACAAGGAAATAAGTAGAATCAAAATCCTGACCGTGAAATTCAACTTTAGCCAATCCTTGTGATGAAACATGAAGCGTACCCATATCACCTCTATTTGCAGTCAAAATTTCTTTCAATTTGTCTGCTGAGAACATGATTGGTTCCATTGGATTCACTCCACCATCAATCTCAAATGAAATATTATCTGCATTGATGGTTGTATAATTGATAATGAAACGAATTTTACCTTCTTTTACTTGAACGGCAAAGTTCTTTGCATCTGGTAACGCATTCTTTGCTTTAATGAAACGATTGATGAATACATCATCTAAGTCAATGCTAACCTCATACTCAGGTTGTTGGTTGATTGCTGGCACTGCTGGAATAACCGTAGTGTCTGCCAACATGAATGTCATCTTGGTAGATCCTTCTTTGATCTCCATTGAAAAGTTCTTTCCAGCACTTTCCCTTACGTTGATGTCAATGTTTTCATTTACCGCTGACAACATCTTTGTTAATGTACCTGTGTGATTGATACCTAACTCTCCTTTAAGAAAGGGATCGGTTTTCCATTGAACATTACCAACTACTGTCTGATCAGAGTCAATTAAATCACAGCTTACGCCGTTTTCATTTTCCTTTACAATAACCGCTTCACAGTTTCCTGCTAAATGATAACGATTAATAAAATTTACGAGTTTACTTTTCTCCATTTTGTAACCTATTTTTATAATTAATTTGTCTTTTGTCCAAAGAATTGATTGAATGATGTAGCATTGATAGTTGATATACTATCACCACCAAACTTTTTATATACTTTTTTGTATTTTTCATATATATGCATTGCTGCGTCTGGATCTGCAAACATTTCATGCATTGATAGAATAACTGAATACAAATCTCTTGGAATAAGTGTTTCTAGCATTTCTACATGGCTATCAACAACCTTATTGATATCTTCTGCTAATCGTACATACAAATGTGTATTATGAACTACCATTCGAGGCATAGCTTCTTGTGAATAACGATCTAAGCCTTCTGCAGTTTTGCCTTCTAAATATTCATATGTAAAGTCTTTACAGGCCGGGCAATCTAATCCGCAAGCTACATGTTGATGTTTATCAACTTGAGTAGATGCAGTCTTACCTTGTGTAATATGTGTTTGTCTACGATATTCATTATTCTTAGGAAAATACAATTCACTGAATGATTGAACTTTATAATTCCAAGAATGAAGATATGTCCCATATACTGGATATTGTCCTGGTGATGATGAATCTGTGCTAACATATATTCTATTATTAGTTAACTTGTTCATTAGTTTTTGCAATGTTGCTAAAATAAAGAAATCTGATATCTTGCTAATACCCAACAAGTGCAAGTACTTGTTATGTTCTTTTTCAAACTCTTTTTCTTGAAGCATTAAAGCTAACGCAAACATGAAGTCTACTAACTTTTGTGGACCACCAATTGCCCATCCATTAAAATCAAAGTCTTTAAATTTATGATACCACCATGTATATTCTTCAGAATTAGATCCTTGAAGCATATTGATGAATGCAGTCTTTCCTGATTGATTCTTTTCAAACCATTTAAAATTATCAAATGAAATATCCGCACATTCATGAAACTTGTTCTTGTATACAGTCTTAGGTGGAATATCCAAATTAGCTGCAACATCTGAATTAGCTTCTAACCAATGAAAGATCTTTTCTCTCAATTCATTTGAATATGGCAATGCCCCCGTTGCAATCTGATACCCACCAGAGTCGCCAAATACTAATACATCTTTTTCTAATCCGAGCTGATCGCGGAAATCCATTTTCTTGTAATGATGACCTGCAGTAATCAAAAAGTATGGATGTCTCCATTCTGCTGGGTATCTCGAGTCATAAAATTTAACGGGAGTACCATCTGAAAATTTATAATCCTTTTTGAATGCAGAAACCATGCTTCCTGCTGAAAGCGATGGATAATAAATAAACCTTTTATCTTGCATTTATTTCCTTTAATTTATTAAGTAATTTTGTTGCTGAAAAGAAATGCTCATGTAACAAGTTAGCTTGATCATTTGCTTCACGCTGCAAATCATGAGATTCTAATTCTAATATTTTATTGACTACTGCATCTACCGTGCCATCTGTCTTGAAACCGTCATAATACATTTCAACATATGAAAGTCTTTTTGGAACAATTGGAACAGCTCCTGCACAAGCAGCTTCATACATTGATATGCCCAATGTTTCTTGTTCTGCAAATGATACAGCAAAACGAGCTGTTCCTAGCAGGTTATGATATTGATCCTTTGTAAGATTTTCTTGCATAGGAACTCTAAATTCGTAATGAGATAACTCAGGTCTTTTAGATAATTCTTCAAATAAATCTAAACGCTTTTCTGGAGCAATACGATGCGGAAATACTATTATAGGCTTTCTTTCCTTTTGCTTAGCTCGGTCCAACAAATCTCGTGTATATGACATCGGCCAACCTGTATGATGTAATTTTACATCTGGAAATACGTTACGTATTTGTTTTTCGTGAGAATAAGTAGCTACCCAATTATAATCAAATGCTTCGAAGAAAGAAGCTTCTGCATTACGTATCCACTTTTCATTTCCAATCAATCTACCTAAGAAATCATTTGGGTCATATGAACCTGCGTGCCATAAACCATGCAGTGTAATGTCTTTACCTAATAGTTTAGACATATACTTGATGTTGATAACACCAGGATGCCATGCATCTGTAAATACAAACTGATCTCCGTCTTGTATTTTGTCTTCAACGAATAATCGAGATATTTGATGGACTTGAGTAGCTTTATACATATTAGTACCACCAAAGTTCAAGAATGCACCTGGTGTAGTCATTTCTGGAATTTCTTGATCACCTTCAATAACAGTTACTTCAAGTCCATTTTCTTGAAGCCATTGAGGAACAAACCACTTCCACTCTGATGTGTATCGTGTTGGAATACTTTCTAAATCTACTACGTAAATCATCTTTCTACAATCGCTCCATTTTCGTTGTCCTCAGATACTTCTACCCGATACAAGTTATTATTATGTTCTAACAACCACTCACCAATATCTTCGCAGCTCATTCGGCCGAATTCTAATATGTTGCCTCCGAACGCATTTCTAAGTTGCTTTTTTATTCTGCGTTGCATTAGAATAAATTCTTCATCTCTGTCTGTATGTGTTACGTGAGCATAACATTTAAAATGAAACATATGTCTATGTCTGTCAGACAAAAATGCTACTTCTGGAAATACATCTTTAGCTTCAGGCCAACAATGAAATCCTTCTATTGCAAATGTTACAAATACTGAATATTTCATAATTCTTCGTCAAATTTATATGATGACGGTGTAATTTCCATCATGTTCAACTTAGTTACTTGATGCACCCGATACCAATCTGCATCAATTGATAGCGTATCGGTGTCTTTCAACACTTGTAACGCTTTATCATGAATTCGATAGATAATGTGGCATCTGTTGATAAGGTCTGGAGGGATACGTTCTATGGTGTCTTTATCGGCTTCGATAGTTACTGCCATATTGCTAGAATCTAATATCCATCTAACTGTATCGATATATGGAGTATTTTCATGGCACTTCTTCATATACTCAATAGTAAAATAATAGTGAGGATAATCTCCTAACTTGTCTACAAGAAGCCCATAACTATTTTTATTGCCATCACGTTCTAAATCTCTAACAAACATTGTCATTAAGTCAGAGTAGCGGCCTTCTACTTCTCGGCCTTTCCATTGTTTCTTATTATACATAACTTATTATAAAGAAAATTTTCGAATTAACCAAATGAAAAGAACTTATTCATATTATTATTTTCTGGAAGTTTATCCCATCCTAATGCGGCATAAAAGTCATCTAATTTACCTCGAAGTTCTCTGTCAAATATCTTGTTCCGATCAATATATGTTTCAACAAACTCAACTATTTCTGGTGGGTCTTCATATCCTCTCAATGCCATTGTATCAAATCCATATGGATTGTCTCTAAGATAGCCCCACTTAACCTTTTCTCCATTAATTAACTGTGCAAACGTCTTAGTGCCTGATCGTTCAATGAGATCATTGTAATTGATAGCTGACTTTACGTGTGCAGGTGTTCCTGACATATATCCGCCAAATGCTTCTCTACCTTTTGTATATTTTGTAATGTTCTTAACACCTGAGTTTTTCATTACATTGAGAACTTCTGATTCTTTGATTCGATTCTTAAAGTTCATTACAAGATCTGTAGTTTCTTGCTTATTCTTTTCTTTGAGAATGAACCAAAGTATTTCCTTCATGATCTTTTTAAAATCTTCTGGAAATGATGACCTGATTACATCTAATCCTTTGATATCCATTTTATTGGTAGGCTTACCTTCTTTGAATATCACCCACTGAGCATATCTTTTCTTTGCAATCCATAGACCAGACTTTGCAACATATTCTTGTTTAATTTGTAATCGATGTTCATTAACATTATGAAAACGCTTTGCATATATGTCATACATTGCATTTACGTGTTTTTGAACTTCTGCTGCAACTTCATTGGTCTTTTCAATCATGAATTGCTCATCCGTTTCGTCAAATCCTGGATATCGTTTATGCAAGAGAGGTAGAGAACTGACAAACGTTGAGTCTGTGTCAGTGTAGAATGAAAACTCAGCTTTCTTGCCATTTTCGTTGAGGAAGTGGTCTTGTCCAACTTCTTTTTCATAGTATTTATTGATTACTTTTGCTGAAAACTTGATAATGCTTTGT